CAGCGCGGACATCGCCATAAGGCATGTAACTAGCCATATTAGAAAGAGCATCATTGTATGCTTGAATCTGTTGTGAGGTAATATGCGCGGACTCTGAAACACTACCGTCAGACATAGAAGTACCAAGATGAGAATACTCAGTGGCAGCACCAACATACGCAATACCTCGATCAATTTGGTCTACAATAGCAGACGAAGTGTTAACTAAGTTATCTAACTCACTGGAGGGAGCTGCGGTACTTAGCGCTAATAGAGGTAAAATCATCATCTTCTTCTTCAACATCGCTCTCTCCTATTTTAAGTATTGTATTATACCACTCTCTAGTTTTTTTACCGTAATCTGGGATGTAAGTTTTGGGGTTTTGTTTCATCATAAGAAACGCCCGCTTACCAACTATAAGTTTACCATTAGATAGTATAGGGCATGGCGTACCAGAAATGAACATAGATTTCCACACATCTACTGACTGACACATTCTAGCTACCGCAGCTACTTTCATGTTTAAATCAGATAATACTTTTGCGTCTCTACGCCTGTTACACTCGGGGTCAACGTTATACCCACCACTACTAAAACCAACGCCTACGGTCTGTAGGGAACCACCTGTACCTTTTAAACAAGTATCCATGCCATTAGACATATAACTAGGACTTATAGCACTGCCAACAGGTATTTCCGAAGAAGACCCCGCACCATTATAAGTATTAGATACGGAGTCATCTTGGGTGCTGTTATTACTATTAGCTACGCTATTCTCACCGTGATAGGTGTTAAGGCTACCTTCTTGGTTGTTAGCATATACACTTACAGCAACTAGCCATAGCAGTAAGACCTTAGAGTATGTTCTGAGCAATTGCATCTGCCCCTAGAATCACCGGAAAAAGAAGCCATAATAAACGTTCTATATTCCTAAACTTGTGCATACCCTGATCTAAACGCTTGTCAACGGTGTCTAATTGAAACTGTATGTTCTTCATACGCTGAGCACATTCGCGCTCGTGGGCTTCGAGTTTAAGTAGCGCTTCTTTATTCTCTTCCATTATTAGGCTCCCGGAATAAGTGTTTGTAGTACGCCTAGAGTATAGACATTTATACTCCCAACAGTAGAGCCGGGGCCCGCCTCAAACTTTATAATAAATTCTTCTGAATCAGCTGTAGTTGTGCCAAAACCACGCACTGCGTGTATAGAAGGGAACTTAATAGTCTTTTGGCCGGTGCTAACATCTGTGCCGGCTAGTATTATTTCATCTAACTGAAATGCCCCGTTAGTAGTTCCATCTTGCAAAGGAAACATTTCTACCTCATCACCTGTACCAGCCCAACCATGAGGGTTAGCGTGACACCCCGCAGAAGTGGTAAACACAGAATCAGTAGGCACACCGCTCGCGGATACATAGTATATACTTGTTCTGTCGAGAGTAAGGTCATAGGTATAAGCGAATACCCTAGCTTTATTAGCACCACCAGAAGTAGTCGCTATATAGCTACTACTATCTAAAAACTCAGTAACGTCACCAACGACTTGCAATACTTTATTGTTGGTAGCATCAGAACCTACTTTTGTACCTGTAACCGCTATTTGTCCAAAATCATAGGTTTTTCTTATGCCGGTAGAAAGCGCTTTGCGGAATATTCTCATATTTGCAACAGCCCTGTTAGTCACTGAAGTTGTACCACCGGTAAACATATCATAGCGTAGGCTAAAATCTAACTGTGTACTTGTACTAAGATCTCCCTCGGTGCCCCCCGTTTTTACTTTAAATGTATAAGCTGTAGCTGTAGCTCCATTTGCTATTGATTGTTTTAGCCCCGAACTATCTGGGCTAGACGGTAAAACTTGTGACTCATAAGACTCAACATTGTTGTTATCTACATACGCTTTAATAGACTGTTGCGTAGCTAATGCCGTAGCACTGTCACTAGAAAAGCTGTCTTCATCTAAAATAGTAGTTATAGCTGTAGCTCCAGTGCCTTTTAGAGAAGCAAATTCAAGTGAAGGGGTAAAAGTAAGTCCAGACTTTACAATAGTAGTCCCGTCAGTATAAATAGTAACAGTTTTACCCGTTGGTATGGTTATAGAAGGATTACTTGTAGACGACACATGCACCGTTACATCATGCCCTGTGTCATTAGTTATGATGTAAGTTTTAGTAATGTTTAACAGCACTAACTTTCCGGTGCCTGAAATAACTCCACCTGTATCTGTAAGCCGTAACACAGCGCACCTAGAAGCGTTAGTAGTACCGTTTGATTGAGTTAGTGTATGTGTACTAGTACTCCACGTATTTATAGTAGCAAAGCCTGCTACAGCTTCTTCCACCATGTCAACCAACTGCGCGTTTAAGATCGTACCCCAACCTGTCGCGCCTACTGCGGGCTTACCTAATTTAAGTGAATTAGTATATGTAGTCATTATGTAATCCTTATAAGTGCTGTAGTAGACGTATTAGCTGGCATACCAACTGTAAACGTACTGTTATTACTTGTTTTGTTGTCGCCAAAGTCTAATACCATGACAGCTTTATTGCCCTGTGTAGCATTATATATTAATGCGCCTCTAGCCGTAAAACTACTACTTGCCCAAGTAGCATCTGAAAAATTAGTAAAGCCTACACCATCACCACTAGAAGGATTTATTCTTGTAAGCGCTTTATCATTAGCAACATATCCTGTGCCAGATACTTCATTATCCGTAGAATACACAGTAGTGTCCGCATTTAGCGTAGCAGCGCTAGTATATAGAGCTATCTTAAACGTATGAGAGCTAAAATTATGTGTACCCTCTAGTAGCTCTTTCTTAAATGATGTACATAATACCTGTGAAATAGCCATCTATTATCGCTCCTGTTGAGCCTGCGGAGGCGCAGGTACTGTTAGTGGCTGTGCTGGTACTGCTTTAGGTCTATAAGAATCACTTTGTAATCTAACATTTACCGTTTCAGCTAGCGGCTGTATAGCTAATGCAAACTGCTGGTCGTATAACTGAATAATGTCAGGCTCTGCTTTCATAAACCTTGCAGCTTCTACTAATACAGCGTTTAAAAGCGCAGAATCATAATTAGTACCTAACCAAGGACTTTCTTCTCCCCCATCAGTATCTACTATAGAACGTGGCTGATATTGGTACCTAACAATCAAACTTACAGTAGTGTCCCATTTAGGATACAACGCTAACGTCAAACGACTAGCTTCTTGGTTTGTTGTAGCATCTGAAGTTATAGCGTAATAGGTTAATGGTTGGTTTGCCGCACTTTCTGGCGCAGCTTTAGACGTGGAGGGATCTGCCTCACGTAATAGTTGTAAGTCTTTTTGCATTAAGAATGACTCACCTGTAGACAACCCTGTCTGCACAACATCATGCACGTATATACAATCTGTCTCTAAAGAAAGTAATGCTGTAGGGGCTATACTATTGTATGGGGTAGTTTTAGATAGTATAGGTAAGTCTTTGATAAACCCATAGATCTTCTGCTCAGCTTGTTTCGTAAACATAGATAGCTGGGCATCAGTAAAAGACATCTCAGTAATGTCTTGCACGTTAGTCTTTAATTCTGTGTATGTCATAGCCATATTATTCTACCGTCACCGTAACTGTGCCTGCTTTAACTTCTATTAATGTGTTTGGCCCTGTACCCACTGGATTCCAACCCCAATCTACTGCTCTACTACTAATATCAGATGAGTCTGTACCTAAACTTGTATCCGGTCGTGATACACGTAATGCTTCTGCATCTGTAACTGGGTACTCACCCTGCATGTTTTGTGGGTGATCTTTGTCCCAACACGACCTACAAGCTAATAACCCTGTATCTTGTCGCTTAACTACTACCGCTTTCATCTCACGTATTTTTGTACGAAACCCACATATATCGCAGAAGCCAAACGCTTTTTTACCTGCAGCAAACTTGGCCATTAGGGGTACCCAATACGCGGCACAAATCTAGCTGATACTTTACTTCTATCTTCTGAAGAAGCCATCTCAAACTGCTCATCGTACATCTGTTTTAACATTACTACTCTATCCGATAACTCAGGAGTCTTCATAGCAATGTAATAAGCTAAACCAGCTACTAAACAAGGTAAGAATCTAAACGGCATATCTGCTGTATATGAACCTTGACCCGCGTCTTCAATACGTCTTAAACGCCAGTAGTTTAACTTATATGTATTTTTATCTGGTACAGGCCACACGTATAACTTAGGAGCTGCTGTACCTCGCTCTATAAATATCTGTGATGGTCTACCCTGTGTTAACTTGTTAGGGAGTGAGCTGTAGGTACTTACACTGACACGTGTTACAGCAAGATCGTTCTGTGTAGCTTGCACGCCCTCATTAGTACGTATAGTCTGCTCTATAACATCTACCGTATCAGCAGGTAGCGTGTATGACTGCGTACCCTTAACTAAATCTACAGACTTCTCATCTATAGTCCACATATTAACGCCACGGTTTGCCCACTCAATAGTAAGCAAGTTCATAGAGCGTCTAGCTGTTCTTAGGTCATAACCAGAACGCATCTCACGTCCGGCACGCTCCCATGCTTCCTCAGCAATCTCTGGGAAGTCCATGTTAAATG